AATAGTACTACCGACTATTAAAGTAGAACGAGAACCAAGTAACTCATTTACATTTTGTAGAAATTCTACTCTATCTGCTACTACTAGTACTTTGTGGCCTTTACGAGCCTGAACTAGTGCTATTGAAGCTATAAGGTCTTGATACTCTGTATCTGCTAATAGCTTAGTTACTTTATCTGCCCATGTAGCTGCTGGTGGTAATCCTATATCAGTTTTTAATAGATGTATAGTTGGATTAATAGTATTATTTTGGGGTGGTTTAAATACCTTACTCCCGAAATAATCAGAGAAAAGAATATGTTTACCATCTTTTCGTTCCATAGTACCACTAAGTGCTAGCCTATACCTTGCATGAGACTTATCAATAATGGAGGTAAAGGTAGATGCTGGGGTATGGTGAGCCTCATCCATAATTACAGTACCAAAAGCTTTTTCTATTTTATCTAGATTTTTAACTATTGATTGTACATTACCAACTGTAATAGGTGGTTCTATGTTAAACTTTCCTGCAGAGATTTCCCCAGGTTTAAACCCATATAGTTTTTCTACTTCTTCTATCCATTGATCACGCAAAGCCCTAGTGTGTGTAACTACTAAAGTCTTTTGACCCCACTTATGCGCAATATGTAGGGCAGTCATTGTCTTACCCCATCCTACCAGTGCATTAATAAAACAGGTATCATCTGCTGCATCATATACTACTAATTGCTCTGGAAATAATTCGAAGTTAGGCGCAGGAAAATCTGCAAACTCTATAACTCTTTTGTCTACAATTTCATATTCTGGTGGTATTAAATCTTTTCTACCTTGAGGAATAGAAATTATAGAAGGTGTTACCATTCTATAATTTCTAATAATTTCTATCTGTTCATACTTCTTTGAACCATCATTACTTACAATACGATAAGTTAAAGCATCAAATAGCTTAGTCTTATCAGTAGGCAAATCCATATAAATTCTATTTGATATAACTGCCCTTGCCATTAGAATATGTCCGTACGTCTAGCTCCACAATCAGGACAAATATAATCAATATATCCCGATTGCATTGTTTTGCCATATTCATCCTCATCCCAAGACTTCTTAACTATTTCCAGCGGATGGGTACAGCGATTTCTAATCTCTATAAGTTCCTTTGACAATTCTGCACTAGTCTCATTATAGTGTCTCATTGCACGTAAAATTTCACTACGTTTAGTATACTCTTGTATAAATCGTTCCTGTAACTCGATTGGTTGATTTAGCATGTCAGATATTTTCATAATTATACTCTCCTGTAAGTTGCTTTATGTTGTTCAGTATAAAAACCGTATAAAATATATACTCCATTAAAGAATAATAATCCTGCGTATTTTTGTTCTGGTTCAGGTGGGTATAAACAAGTATACCTGGCTTCGTGCCCCTGCACCTCAATAAATACATTTCCTATTCCTTTAGTAATATTAGTTATCTTCTTAAAAAATAGTTTAGCTCTTCTATCTTTTTTATACTGGAATACTTTACCACTAGTATCAATAAACCAGTGATTTGGTTTAGCTATTTTTACCAAATCACCTAAAAAGAATAAAGCATATCTTATTTTACATAGTTTAATGTTATTACCCATAAGATTAAGTCGTCTAAGGGCTAGTGTATTACCAGGCACACTAGTATCATCAATTATTTCTAGAGATACTTTATTATCTTTAGATACTGTTGAAAATAGTAATACATTACCTTCTCTAATAGGCGTGCGAGTTCCAAGACTATATACGGGCCAAGCAATTTCTATTAGTTGCATAGTTTTGCCCTGTTACCAAGAACAATTATATTGTAGTACTTATTATACTTTCTTGGCAGCTTCGATCCTTTAGCAGAGTATATCCAATTAAGAAAACTTGTAGTATCTTTAATAGCGAACTGAATATGCCAACAGTTAGCAGATTTCTTTACTATACTACCACCAGATACTACTTTTAGACTCCTAAGTAGATCTAGAGACTCTTCTAAAAATCCTAGCGAGCCATTAGTAAGAAACACCCTATAGCTCGCTGTTGGTCTATTATTAAAAAATTCCGAGAAACACCCATCCCCATCAAAGAACCCCCTAAAGTAACAAGCATAATAGTATTCCTCAGTAAATATAGGTAATACTAGATTATGTGTTTTATCAACGGATACTGAAAAATTCATAAGTAAGTTATCTTTAATAGTTTTTGAGCAGAAACCTATCTTATAAGCATTTTTTGTAGCACTATAACTAATATCGTGTTCTGATTTACAAAAAGTTTTAAATAACTTTACGTGCTCAACATCCCTACCACCCAGTTCTATACGTATTGTGCCATTTACGTCAATACAACCATCGGCAGCAAGAAATCCAGCCCAGTAACATGACTCTTCATTGTACACCGAAAATACTGTTTCATCCACAAATTTACCAGACATTATACTTCCTTTTATATTGCATAATATGTATTATACCACGCATACTACAAAAAATCAATATTATTTTTCTGATACCTTTGTGAGTATGTTATTTTTTATAGTGTACATTTTATCAAACTTTCCAAAGGAGTAATCATCCCCAATTTCTTGGTCTACTCCAATTGGAAATCCTGGAATACTGCAACCTCTGTCTTTCTGTGTATTTCTAGCTACTATTTCGCAGTATTCATCAACACACTCCTCTTTTACTAGGGCTACAATTGAGTCATGTACTAACATAAATATCTTTGCATCTAATTTTTTACGCTTAACTTCCTTGGCCGTATCTATCGCTCCTAGGAGATTAATATCCGAGGCAAGGGATTGTACTTCCATATTGATGCCTGAACGTACTTCGTGCGAGGCAATTCCTTTATCAGAGCTAAAAACGTTAGGTAGGCGGCGTTTGCGGCCGAAGAAGGAGTAGGTATACCCATTTTGGGAGATAAAATCTTTTCTTTCATTTAACCAAGCCTTTAGTTTATTAAACGTGTTAAAATACTGCTTAATAACGTCTACTGCATCAGAAAGGGTCATATTGCCTCCTTCCTTATTTACAGTATCTGCTACCTTTTGCGGCCCTGAACCGTACAAAATCCCAAAGGAAACTGCCTTGGCAGCTTGCCTATCTAATGGATATAACTTCTTAACATCCTCTACAGGACATGGTAGGTTAAATACCATTTTGGCAATAGTTGAGTGAAAATCCCCGCCTTTAGAGAATACGCTCTGTAAGTTTTTATCTTTAGCTAATACGGCTGCAAAGAACATCTCAGCGGTTGTTAAGTCTTGTGAGATTATTTTGTATCCTGGAGGAGCCTTGATACATCCTTTAATAATTGGATCATCTCTTGGTATTTGCTGTGCATTAAACTTACCACTAGAGGACAAACGACCAGAAGAGGTAAAAGTAAGATTAAAATTTGTACGTATGCGTTCATCTCTATCTAGTTCCGGAAGTATTTTACTAATATAGGAGCTTCTAATTTTTCCTAGTTGGCGTACTCTTAAAATAGCCTTGGGTAGTGGATGCTCTTCACTAAGTTCCTCTAGTACTTCTGCATCGGTACTAAGTGCACCTGTTTTTGTAAGTTTGCCTGTGGGTGTTAGTTTTAGGTAATCAAATAGAATACTACGAAGTTGCTGTACAGAATTAGGATTAAAAATCTTACCAGTATCTTGCTCAAATTTTTGTACTTCAGCAAATTGGTATATTTCCTGCTTAGCTTCATCTATCCATTTTTCTAGATATACCTCAGCAGCTTTTAATCTTTCAACATCCATAGGAATGCCTACTTCTTCCATTTCCAGTAATAGTTTTACTGCGGGAATTAGTATAGTATTATAAGCACTTTCTAGTTTAGGATTTTTTGCAATAATAGGTCTAAACTTATGGTGTAGTTCCAGAGTTACAGCTGTATCAATTGCAGCATACTTTGATATAATGTCAAAAGGAATTAAATCATATGTAAATTCTTCTTTTAATACATTATGTTGTTTACAGTACTCTTCCCTAAAATTATCTAGGTCTTTATCGTAGTCTCCATAATTAGTATGTTTAATAGCTAGAGCTTTAAGACCGTGTGTACCTTCTGATTCATCTAGAACGTAGTGTTCCACCATTGTATCTTGGCAATCAGGATGGAATTCTAGATCAAAATGATACTTAAGCATCTTTTCATCAAACTTACGATTATGGAATACAATATTACTACCCCATTTCGTAATAATTTCCTGTAAGATACTAAGGTTACCTTCATCTATTGCATCAGCTAAGATATATCTGCCATGGTTTAATTTGTAAGATATAGAGATACCTAACACATAACCATCTCGTGGATATAGGGCTGTAGCTTCAGTATCTAGTGCTACTGCTTCAGCATCACTCAGTAGTACTTCCATTAGAAAGTCATTAGCCTCTTCTGGTGTTTGAATACCTTTGAAGTCTCCAGTTATAGAAGCACTCTTAATATCACCGGAAATATACTTTTTAATTTGAGAAATAGTACGTTCAAATTCTGGTTTACCTTCTGGGCGAAAAGCTAACATAGCTGGATTTGGTAGAGGTAAATACCGATTATCTAGTAGTAGCCCGGCACTGTTAGTTACTGAGGCTTTGGCAAAGTGTTTAGTTGCTTCAGCGCCTACAGTTATGACGAAGTCATAAAGAGTAGGGTCTATATCTAAATCTACATCTTTTTTAAGTATTTTTTGAATATATACTGAACTTAAGTGAAATAGTTCAAAATCAAAATCAAAGTATTTTGAGTAGTCTACTTTAGATGGGCACTTATCAATAATGGCTATATTAGGCATTACTATCACCATAAAAGTTAGGTTCCATTGAAGGATCTTTAAGCCTGCCTATTGGAAGTGGTAACATGGCCTCTTTAGGGGCATACTTTAGATTTTCTAACTCCATTTCTTTTTCTTGTTTAAACTGTTTATAGGCTATAATGGTGGCTTCTATAATTAAATGCTCGTCATCAAAACTATAGCTACTAAGCATTTCTTCTGATATACTATGACGTATGGCTAGTTTCTTACTACTAACGTATTGCTCAATATAAATGTTTAAGCTGTTATACATTTACGTATTCCCTCTATATTTTATAGTAGCTTGTAGATATACTTCAAAGGCCTCCTCTGCAGTATTAAATAATCCTAGGTTTTTCTTTTTATTGTTTATTGAAATATAGGCTTCATACTTATTTCGCTGTTTATTATATGATACTCCCTTAAATCCAGAGGTATTATGAGAACTAATACCCATATTACCTAAATTTTCAGTTTGAGTAGCTTCTCTAAGATTGTCTAGTTTATTATCTGATGGGTCTCTATTTATATGATCTATTATAGCTGTAGGCCATTCTTGAAAGCAATAAAACCAAGCAAGCCTGTGTTCTAAATATAACCTATTATCTAATCTTATTTGCCTATAATTATTGGCTTGTTTATTTCCTGCCCGTGTCCCTGCTTTTGATCTACCTGTACTATTCTTCCAGATAAACCAACCAGTTTCAGGTATATACTCTAATTTAGATAGTAAGTATTCATGTGTTATTAGGTTTTCTTTAGTTCTATTAACTATTGCCATGTACATACTCCTTTATACTCTCTAGGTATTCATCACTAAGAGCATTAGGGTCTAAGTTATCTGGTAGCCTAATAATCTCACATTCAAATTCTTCTTGCTCAATAAGAGGTTTTAACTTATTAGCAGCCTCTATCCCAGGACCATCCCCATCCAACATAAGGTATACCTTATTTATACCTTGCATTTTATATGGTAACAACTTATTTTTAGTATCTTTTTGTAGTGTATTAGTTCCAAAAATACATACTACATTATATATTCCCCTATCATAACAGGTTAGCATATCCATAATACCTTCTACAAATACTACTGATTTATGCCTTTTATCTACTGTAGCTGGAAATATTGGTATGCTAACGCCGCTTGGATAGTTTAAGTACCTTGGATTTCCTTGAGATAACGTATGTCTACCAAGAAACATTACTATCTTACCATTAATATCTTTAATGGGAAAAATAATTCTGTCTTCAAAACCTTTTAAGTATTTACCTTCTCCAGGTATATAAAAAGCTTCAAATTTTTGTAAAGTGCTAGCACTAATACCTCTATACGATCTAGTAAAGGGTATAGCTACTGGTGGGACCTCCAATCCAGTAGTATTAGTCTTTAATTGTGCTAGCTTTTCTTTCAATTTAGCTACTTTGATAAAAGTATGGTTACTAAGGATACCAAAGTATTCAAAAATGCTTTTGGACTTAAATCCACAGGAGAAGCAGTGTACTGCTCCTGTATTTTTATGTACGCGACAAGAAGGGTTAGAATCATCATGCTCCGGATTTAGACATTTAATAAGATAGTCATGTCCGGATACATTAAAAGGTATTCCCTTTTCTTTAAGTAGGTTCGCTACGTATTCCATCTATTTTATCCAATCTTTCTAGTTCTTCCCACTCTTCTTTAGTAAATAACTTTGGTGGCTTGTACCTTTTATTTATAAATGATACCCCTTCGGCTTCTCCAACCAGTTGAATATACTTTAGTAATAGTACTTTATAGTCCATTATCAATCCCAAGGCAGGTCAGTAGGCTCTTCATCTGTTTTCTTCTTTCCAGTTTTCTTAATTGGAGCTTCTTTCTTTTCTGGTGTATCCATTGGTGTAGAACTAATTCTAAGAGTATCCCAATCAATTGGGGAAGTAAACTTCATTTCTCTACCTCCGCGAATCTTAGAAGTGTTAAAAGTTAAAGCAGCCAGTTCTTTATCATGAGCTTCCATAGTTAGAGCAATATCAGCAGCATCAAGAATACCTTTTGCAAATCTTGCCTCCCCACTAGCGTCAATCTGATAAGGGCTTACCATTACAACGTCGTACTTACGAGCTATTTCCTTTAGTTTCTTGGAAATAATTACTTGAGGCTGCCAGTCGAACTGTGAGAAACCTCCTTCAATTACGATCTGATTTAGGTAATCTACTATAACTGTGGTCAACTTGTCACCAAAACGGGCCTTGGCCTTACCAATGTGCAAATCGACCGAACTTAGGGTTAATGCTCTATCATCAATAATAATCATTTGATTATCTGGTTTTAATTGACATTCTTTAACTAGCTGAGACTCAAATTTATACCTATCATTTGTTTTTATAAATTCTGATACTAGAGCATCCGAATCAATAAACATACCAGCTCTAGCTTTTACTACTCTTAGAATCTCTTCATCTGTAAGTTTATTTTGTTTTAGACTTTGATGGTTAACATTAGCTAAAATTGACATTGTACGTTGAAATGTTTCGTACCCAGTCATTTCAATACTAAAGTATAGGGAGCTATTTCCGGCTTCATACTGATTAACCATAAGGTTATTAGATGCTATTGATTTACCGCTACCGCGTTTGCCACCAACAAGGATAAGTTCTTGTCTAGCTACCCCACCAAGTACTGCATCAAAAGTATTATTAAGCCCAAGAAATACTTTATTTCTACTAATTTCATCATCTGGCTGGAATAGGAATATATCGTTCATTGCAAAGACCCCTTCAGTAGTTAGGGTCTTTTCATCTAAAGTTAAAACGATACTAGCTAGGTTATCTTTAATTTCTACTGTATCATATAGAGGTAGTTTATCTACAAATCTATCTAATAATTTAATTGTTTCATTTTGAGTATATTGGTCAATTAGAGCATCTAAGGCTACATCTGCACTTATTTCTTCAGTGTCTACTAATTTTAATGCGGCTACAATCTTAGTTGTAGCACCCTCTCGTAATGATACTTCTAGATCATCAAAGCTAGGGATTTGATTGTATTTGTTATAGTGCCTACTAATAGCACTATAGACTGAACTATAGGCCGAGTCAAGAAAAGCAAGTTTTAATTTTGCCCAGAGATCGAGACTACCTTCATCCAGCAGTTTTTTTAGTACTACTGCTGAGGTATCCACTTAATCCTCCTGGTGAATTTTTGATTCGTTATCCATTATTACTTCATTAAGTATTTCTCCAACCTTATACATAGTTTCTGCTCTAAGCTTTTCAAGATCTTTTTGATAGGTAGAATCACTATCAAATAGTAGAGTTAAATGTTCTCCAGTAATCAATCGTTGAAGAGCAAAATATAGGTGATCTATAGGTGTATCAGAATCTGGTGAAATTGTAACAGAGACTTGCGAGCCATAGTTAGCTTTAGCTTCTTTAATAACTTCTTCTATCAGAAAGCTAGAGGTATCGTGATATTTTAATTCTACTCGCATTTTTATTCCAATATAACGAAAAATGGGCAAGAGTATTTAACAACTCTTGCCCACTGTTTATTTTAGCTTAAAATTAAGCCTTTGCAGCGGCCTTGCCTTCTGCCTTTGCCTTCTTATCAGCGCCTGAATAGTCCTTAACGTTGATACCACGACGAGTAAGAAGAGTACGAACACCGCGCTCAGTCTTTTCAATCGCCTTAGCAATTTCTGCTACGGTCATTCCAACAACGGAATCTCCAAGAGCCTCTACTGGATCACCAGATTCTTTAGCATGACTTTCCTTTTGTTGAGGAATCTTGTCAATTGCACCAGAACGAAGCAGACTAAGAGCCTTACCGCGAATAGAGGGAAGGGTCTTTGCTAGAGCTGAGGCAATTTCTTCAATGAACTTACCTGCTTCAACCATTGTAATGAACTTGCTTTCTTCTTGTTCAGTATAGGTACGAGCAACTTCAACCTTTTCTGCTGGCTTAACAGAACCAGTAAGTTCTAGCGCAAGGATCTTACCTTGGATTTGCTTGTGATTAAATTTGCCTTCAGCAAACATTTCAGCAATTTCCTTATAAGTGTATTTACCAGCATTATCTTGTACGAAAGATGCCAGGGCCATACCTTCAGCTTCGTTAAAAGAAGAAACCTTTTCTTTAGCTAGAGAAGCTACTTCGCGATCAAGTTGGCGAAGCTTTGCTGCTACAGAGCGTGTGGTCACACCAAGAACTTCGGCTGCCTTTTCAACAGCAGAAGCCGAGACAGGGGATTCAGAACCAACAACGGATAGGAGTTGGGCCACGTTCTCGTCAGACCACTTCTTTGCTTTTTCAGTCATTTGTATTTACCTTTTTGATAAAATCATTTAGATTTGTAATAATTGCAATATTATATTCTTCAGCTTTTTTACGCTTAGAACTATTTTTGTTTTCCTCGTCAACTAAATAATCAGTAGTTTTAGTTACTGAGTCGCTGACTTTAAATCCTAAACCATTTAATATGTTTGTAGCCTCAGATTTATTTTTAAAGGAGATAAGTTTACCAGTAATACAAATTGTTTTTGCATTGGCTGATAATGTACTACTAGGGTTACTAAAGTTGAAGGGTAGAAACTCTTTCAACTCTAAGTATTCTGTATTTTTCCAATTTAATAGATTTGCTGTTGCCTTTTCTCCGAGACCTGCTTTCTTACAGGTCTCGGCAGTAATATCTTCCAAAGAACCAACTACTAGAGCTAGTTTAGCTCCTGCTGTACCTCCAATTAATGGAATGGAAAATGAAGCAATTACTGTGGCTAGTGAAGCCAATTTAGCACGGTCGATCTCTCCAAGGAGTTTATCAACTACTTTTTCACTACCTAGTACTTCGATAGCGTCACTTCTATCTAAATAGAATAATTCTGCTAAGCTATTTAGATTGAGTTTTTCAATAGTTTTCTCACCCAAACCCTTAATACCTAGGGTTTTACAAAAATGCTCCATCTTTTTGAATAGTTGAGCAGGGCAAGCACTATTTCTACAGAACAGTTGATCGTTAACTTTCTCAAGTTCTGAATCACAAACTGGACAATGCGTTGGAATGTTAATTTTCATATCTGTTTTGTCAGTCTATTGTAATATTATACGCCATTTAGTTGTGAAAGTCAAGTCAAAATTTTTGATGCTGCAAGCCAAAATTTAATCATTAACTCTTTTGAGTCCAAAGTGGGTTAGAATACAATCACTAGGATCGTGTTCTTCTCGTAGGGCTATATCTGAGCACTTACGAATAATAAGTTCCGCAAATTTAGTATCCCAAGTCTCACGATTATGAGTACCTCTTTTTGTACAGAAAGTATCAGTTTCTTCAATTATATTAGTTAGATTCTGATTCATCTTCTTTTAATACAGCTTTATAAACCGCTGGTATAGTAATAAGATTAATTTTTAAGAAATCCATTATGGCTTTTAAATCTAGTTCTAGATTTCGTACTCTTTGAGATAGTATTAAGTTATCCTGCTTTAAACATCTTACTTCATAATTATGATTATACTGTATCCTGTCTAAGTCTTTTGTATATTCTTTTTTAGTTATAAACATTACTCTACCTTATGGGTTATACAAGGAATAATCTCACCCGCACGAATTACATGAACGGTATCACCAATTTGGATTCCTAGTTCTTCAATAAATCCTGGGTTATTAAGCGTTGCTCTAGAGACTGTAGCGTCTCCAAGAAGTACTGGTTCTAGCAAGGCAACCGGTGTAACTTTTCCAGATTTTCCCACTTGCCACTCAACCCCCAATATAGTGGTTTCAGCACCTTCTGGTCTAGTCTTTCTTGCATACGCTCCACGAGGATGCTTTGAAGTATATCCAAGTTCTTCAAATCGTTTATTTGAATTGACACGGAAAACAATCCCATCAGTTGGATAAATTTTATCCAGGTCATTAGTCTTAATAGTATTAAAGCCTAGTTTTGCTAGTAGTTCCATATCCTCTTCGAATGTAGGATATTGGAATGGTTGCATACCATATGCAAAAAACTCTATGGCTCTAGTACGAAATTCAT